ACATACTTTTTATCGATCCCGTATGCCTTGCACGCCTTATCGATGAGTTCCTGTCCTGCCTTGCTGAGCAGCTTCTTTTCCTGAGACCCGCTATCAACCACCAAAGGCAGCGCCCTCTCCCGCTCGGCCAGCCCTTTCTCCTTGCTATCCAGCCAGTCCTGAAGCTCGGCCAGATGCTTCTCCTTTACCTTCAGCTCCTCCTCCCGCTTCTCCAACTCCTGGACCTCTTTTCCTTGTTTCTCAGCCATGATTTCTCTCCTTTTTTTCCGCCACTAAGGCACGAAGTCACAAAGAAAAACTTTAAAACTTAGTGCCTTGGTGTCTTCGTGGCAATGTTTAAGCCGCTATTGCAGCGACTGCTTCCTCCCACCTGGGATGATAGGGTATGCTGCCTCACCCGCAATTAACGGTATTTTTCGCCGATCCCCGTGGATCCTTGGGGTACATGAGCTCCTCGCCCCCCACATTAAATGGCTCATCTACCTTTCGCTTTTGCCCATGCGCAATCATATGATCCAGCCTGGGCATCTTTGGCGAATGACCGTAATACCATTCTTTCATCAGCCCCGGCACTACTCTTGTAGCCGACTCCAGCCTGGCCTGGCCGGCGGCCTCCAGCACCCGGCCCCCCTCGGTCCTGGTGATGGTCTCTGCTCGATGCGCAATAGATCGAAATACGGATGAATCCCTCAGGTTCCTGCCAATCGCCTGCATCACCTCATACGGTGATCTTTGGCCCATGATTCCCAGGGTCAACTCCTGGTTGATCCTCCTGAGCGCATCCCTACTCAGGCCATCGACGAGGTCCGTTGAATATCCCTGCAGAATGGCCAGGGCCGTGGTATCGATCTCAGGGATGGCCGCGTAAATACCCACCTGCCGAATCGGCAGATCCACCCGGTCGATCCCCTGCTCCCAGAAGCTGCGCTGTGCATCCCTCAAATTCACCCCGTATTGGCTCCCGAATTCCTGCATGGCCCGCTCGATGGCCGCCTTCATCTGCGGCAAATGGTAGGCCTGCCATTCCGTGGATGCCACCGTGGCAGCCACATCTCTGCGGGCAGTATTCAACAGCCGGATAACCTTTTTAACCTCGGCATTCTCCAGCCGCTCCGCATTCCTGATCAGCTGCCTGACCTTGCGTTGAAATTGTTGTTCTTTGGTCATTGTCCGTGTCCGTTATGCGTGTCCGTGATGCTTCTCCCTGTCCGTTATCCGTGTCCGTGTCCGTGTCCGTCATCTGTCATCTGTCATCTGTCGTCTGTCGTCTGTCATCTGTCATAATCTTCCGTCCCCGGCTCCAGCCGCTTCTTTGCCGCGGCTACCATCTCCGCCTCCGCATCCACCTCGAAGCCCAGCTGCCCGGCCACAAAGGCAAAGAGTCTCGTGGCCGTATCCCGCGAGATCCAGCCGTTCTGCTCGGCCACGCTCAAGGCCGTTGCCAGCTGGGGCACGCCGTTGATTAGCTTGCTGAAATCCTTGTCCGATATCTCAGGCATGTTGATAGTGAATCCGGCCTGTGCCCGCCTCTCCGGCAGCCGTTTATGCACCACGGCCTGGTCGATGACGAAACGGATCACAGATCTGAGGATATTTCTTGCAAGCTCCTGCCGCTCGCCCAGGTCCTTCATGGGCACCTGGTTGAATTGCTCGGCCTCGGTCTGGTATGCCTTGCCTCCGCCCCCGAACCAGGATTCCGGCCTCCTGGCCGCGCCCATTATGAAAGATTTTGCCATATTGAATCCCTTGGCCGCGTCATGGGCCTTTATGTCAGGCGATACCGCATCCCATTTCACGTTCTCGTTGTGTGCGCGCATGGCGCCCGGCTCGGGCACGGGATTGTTCTGGAGCCACTCCCTGATCTCATCCTCATTCATGCCGTTGAGCGTTACATCCCAGACGAAATTCAGCAAGAACTCCGCCCGCTCCAGGTAGTTAAAGCCATAGCGCTCCAGGCCGTCTATCCAGTCAAACAGGGTCAGGAAATCACTTCGCCCTCGAGGGGAATTCGGCGGATTGTTGATGGCGAAAAAGAAGCACTCGCCTGTGAGCTTCCCAAAGTTTTTGTCATACACATCCTCCCAGCTCTCCCTGATCACCTCCATCTTTCTGCCGGTGCCCCCTGCCCGGCCCCGGAGCTCCACCTGGAGCACCTCCTCGATACTGTTCGGATTGAGATATATCTCCTTGATATGCGCGGGATCTATATAGGCGAGCTGCACGTGCCCGTTGTGCTCATTCACCTCCACGGGCCAGCACTGCTCTCCCAGGAGCCCCAGCCACATGATCTTTTTCGGGAACTTCAGGGCCATTGTATTTGACGGATCATCCCAGAAGGCATCGATAATCTCCTGTACGGCCTCATCCTCTGAGACCACGGTAATGGGCTCTGCAAACAGAAAGCTCTTATCCATCTCCGCCATACCCTTGGTCATGGCCGAGGAATCCCACATAAAGTAAGCAATCTCAAACATCCGATCCTGGCTGATCGCGGCAAGGTCCCGCCGCTGCTGGCCATCGCCTGTCAGGGGCCGATAGCCCTCATTTCTGGGGTCATAGTTCGCAGTGATCGGCAGGGCCATCCGGGCCTTTTGTATTCCTTTTTGAACCTCTTGCTCTATAAGGTCGGATGCAAAATATTTTACGATTCGGTCTTTAATCTTCATATTGCCACCAAGACACCAAGACACTAAGTTTTAATTATTTCTTCTTTGTGCCTTCGTGCCTTTGTGGCAGATCTTAAGCTGCCTTTCTCCACCGTCCCAACACGCCCCCCATCCTGCCAAGCATCCCGTATTGCCGCCTGCTCAGCGTCTCTCGCTTCTCCGGTTCTCTTCCCGCACACGCGGCAATCCCGGTGCCCTGCAACATACTCACCGCCTCCTCGAGGCCGTCGGGACCATCATCGTGGATATTTTTGTTAAGAATATAAATCAATTGCTCTACGAGCACGTCCTGGTCGGAATGACCCTTTTCAAAGAAAATCTTACCGTGCTCCACCAGGTACTGGAGCGTGCCGATAATACGCTGCTCCTTATTGGTGAGATGTTTGATGCCCTGCCAGGGCAGGTACCTGCCGATTTCTTTGGCATAATTATAAATTGCCTCGTGGAGGAAATCCTCGAGCATATTCTCCTCGATTCCGATCCTGCCGCCGTAGTCATCTACCTGGTGATAACAGGCCCTGAACATCCCCCCGGGGGAGGCGTGCCTGATCCAGGCATGAAGGCAGTAAAAATGCATTTTTTCCCGATCCAGGCCCACGGTGATGATAGCCTTGAAATCATTGGCCTCGCCCTGCTTGGACGAGGGGTCAACTCCTGTAGCCACCTGGAGCGTGGTGAGGTCGATCTCATCGCGGTTGTAGTATTTAAACCACTCCTCTTTGAAGGGGCTGTCCTCGGCCCCGGTGAGATTCATCATCTCGATATTAAAGGCCATTGTGCTCATCATGCGCCGTTTTTGATACAGCCTCTCGAGCGGCCAGAGTTCCGGCCATGACGAACGCTCTGTGGGCTTGCCTTGATCGATGATGGCCCGATAGATCTTTGAGATATAGAGTGACTTCCCGTCTTCGTCTTTTTCTGCCATGAACTGGGCCAGCACACTCTTCGGATGGAAGATGTTTCCCACCATGAGGAAGCAGAAACCCTCCCCGGCAGAGCCCATGACCGCGCCCTGGAGGAGCGCCTTTGCCTTTTTCACGAGCTTGGGGTTTTGCACATTCTCATCGTTCTCGAAATCATCCGGGATAATTTTATCTGGGCGCCACTGCCGGTTTTTTAATGACCTGAATTTATCTTTTTTCCCTCTCGCAAGCAGAGAAATGTTATTCGACGTAAGAACTTCATCTTCTCGCCACGTGCGGCCTTTAAGATCTCCAAAATCGTGGTGGATTCTGGGATTGTCCTCGAGCTCTACCTTGATTGCGAGCGTGAACATCGTGGCCTGCTCGTGGGTATCTGAGATAATCTCGATGAAATGCCTGAGCTCGTAGCAGATATCATGAAGGGGATCCCCGAAACTAAAAAAGGTGGACTTCCCGAACTCCCGCGGCGCAGCCACAAACGCGCATTCATCGCGAAGATCGCCCAGCTCGGCCCATTCCTCGTGAAGCGGCGCGAATGGCTTGAAGAAATAATGCGGCAGATAGGTCTTCATAAAGAAGAGCTTGTCCCATTTCGCGCGGGCCTTGCGCCCGGTCTGCTTCTCCGGGGTGTCATCCTCGAAGGGAGATACAGACTCCTGGATCCAGCCCTTGAGATCCTCGGCCCACTGGTCGAATCGGTATTCGGTTATTTTTGGTCTTTTGCGCATTTTTAGCCACAGATCTACACAGATTTTCACAGATATTTTTAATTCTCTTTATCCGCGTTCATCTGCGTGTATCTGCGGCTGCCTCCTTGAATCGGTTCACAATGATCTCAAAATTCCTGGCAAATATTTTCAACCCCTCCGGGTCCACATCCTTCAACGTCTCCGCCACGAATTCCATATCCTCCAGAAAAAGCTTCGGCCGGTCGATGTCGGGCTCCCGGGTCTCGGTGCTCTTCCGGTCCACCTTGATGGCCTTCCATGCATGGATGACCTGGGGATCCAGGGTCTCGATGGCCCGCTCGGTCATCATCTTCTTGAGCCGCACCGTGTCCTGATCGATGGCTGCAAGCTGCCTGCGGTACTGCTGTTTCTCCTCAAACCATCCATCATCACTCGACCACCGCTTCACGGTCCCGATGGGGATATCCGTCTCCCGGGCTGTCTGCTCGAGACTCAGCCCGTCGATCACGTAAAGCTCCCTGGCCCAGTTTCGCGCTTCGTCAGGTATTGTCATTGCCCCAGCGCCTTTCTTGTGGCCGCCATATCCTTGAGGATTTGTCTATAGTCCGCCCAGGTATCGGCAAGCTCATTCATCTCCTGGTGGGCAACGTCCATGTCCAGATCCTCGATCATCTCCAGTGGATCCAGGTGGAGCCGCACGCTCTCAATCAATCCTCTGATCTTGAGCTCGAGCTTCTTCCGGTCTTTCTCCTTCACGGAGAGCCTGCCTTCCCGCTGTAGCTTTTCCCGATCCATCAGGTCCTCCCCTGGATAACCTTCTTTTTGTTCACCCGCTGCATGGGGCAGAACTCATTCTGCCGGATCTGCTCCGAGAGCGTGGTCATGGCCTGGGTGTTGATGATTACCACATCCTTTAGATCACCGGCCACGCTCTGATAATCCTTGACCAGGCTCACGTTGCTCTCATACATGCGCCGCTGCTCGGCCATGTCTGCCTTGTATTTGTCCAGGATCTTGTAGACCTTCTTCTGGTCCATCCACCACAGAACGATAATCAGCCCGACAAGTCCGAAATTTTTGAAGATCTCAAAAAAACCGATCAGATTGATGGTTTCCATGTGTGCCCCGCAATTCAGAGGACAGATGACAGATGACAGATGACAGATTTCCTGCATCGTCTGCCCTCCATCGTCTGTCGTCCGTCGTCTGTCTTCCGTCGTCTGTTATGGCCTAATCATCATCCGGAATGTCAAAGCCGTCCCGGATCATCTTGCAGATAGGCAAAACGATTGCATCATCAGCCGTACTTGCGCTGCCCAACACCCTGTCCTCAACGAAATCCAGGACGTTATCAGCAAAGCCTTTGATCAGCCCGGGCGCATGCTTTGCCATCTCCGCCATCAGCACCTGAATAAGTTTTGAGATTAGAAATGCTTTCATGTTAATCCTCCTTTGTTTGTTACCGCCATCTGTAATCTGTCGTCTGTCGTCTGTCGTCCGTCGTCCGTCATCTGTCGTCCCTCATCCGTTCAAATCGCCATACCAGTTACGAGCTGATCACTATGGCACTCCATACACCTCCGCCGCCTCTCCTCACTCAGCTCCATCCGCACGTATTTATTCTGTTCCGAATCAAAGACATAGCTGTAAGGTTCACCATATTTGAAATAGCGATAGCCGAATAAGGTAGAGTTTAGACCAACTGCCATAGCAACAATATCAATCGCTGATGCCTGATCCGGATTCTTGGCAAACATCCAGACAAATCCTTGAGAGGTTGGTTGAAGCTTAACAACCTTCCAGCTATCAAATTCATGCGGATCCAGCGCCCCCTCCCAGGTGAAGGCCCCGGTTAAGGCCATCACAAGGAGAAGGCAAACAAACCAAAATACCTTTTTCATAATTCCCCCGCAAATTTCTCAAGGTCGAACATCTTCCCCGGGCAGCTCTTGTAAGGCGCATACTCCCGGTGGCCGCGCACATTACTTTTTGGAATCTCCAGGACCTCAAGCAAGCATTTCACAAGCTTGATCCCTAAATTCCATTGCTCTTGAGGGGGCTCCTCCAGATCAAAATTTCCCACAAAGCAAACCCCCAGCGATTTCTGATTCATCTGGTATTGCTTACAGTGCGCACCCGCCTCATTCATCATTCTGCCGGTCAGGATCTCATAGTGATCCCCGATGAGCTCAATCCCGAAATGGTAGCCGATATCCCGCCATTTCAACTCATCGGTATGAAACCGCCTGATCGCATCCCAGCTCACGGTTTTCCCGTCCTGGGTCAGGCTGTGATGCAGGATGATATATTCAATTTGCAATTTGCAATTTGCAATTTGCAATTGATTCAGATCTTCCTCCATCCCGCCGAGCCTATGATCCGCCTGCTTCAGTATGGCCCGCACCACACTGATCCCATTTCTCATGATGTGATTTAGCTGGTTTCCTTTTGGAATCATGGTTTAACCCCCGCCGCGGATTTACACAGATTTTCACAGATATTTTTAATTCTCTTTATCCGCGTTCATCTGCGTGAATCTGCGGCTAATTCTACGCATCATCCGCGGCGGAAACCTCGTAGGTCACCTCCAGCGTATCATCATCCTCCACGGCCTTGGATGAGTCGAATGCGCAACTGCACAACAGCGTGCCGCCCCCGTCAGTATTTCCCTTGGTACTCGCCTCTGTTCCACCGCCCACCAGGGCCGCCCCGTAAATCGTCTTGGTAGCGTCGATGGTAAAGGTGGCCTTGTTTGCGCTATTCGTGATCGACTGGCTCGATGCAGCCGCCTCCTCATATTCAGGCCTGGTCGCCTCGTCATAGGCTGTGCTTTCCGTATAACCCGGCACCGCATATGTATTGCCGGCCGCAGGCGTGTGATCATCCTCAAAAATGGCCACATACCAGGTGGTAATCTGGGTCGCGGCGTGGAGCATGATATTCAGGATGGCATCCAGGCCCTCGTTGGTCACAATGTTTTTGGCTACCTCCCGCCACTTAACCGTGCCATCCGGCCCCCGGCAAATAACCTCAAAATATCCCCCGACCTTAACCCCGCCTTTTAAACCCAACCATTTGATTACTTGTGAAAACATTCCAGATTTCATTGTCTCCTCCCAAAAAAAAAGCCCGGCCCCCGGGAGATAATCTCCCGAGAAACCGGGCTGTGAAAGCCGCTTTAGCGAGCTCAAATCGAGCCGCTATCTTATATGGCGGGCGAGCCGCGCTATATTTGTGAGCCTAAGGCGCATTCATGAGCCGATGGCTCGTTCATGCGCCTATGGCGTATCTTGTGTCCCTATATCACCTCTTATACAATATGTCAAGTTTTTTTTAAAAACACCCAATAACCACAATGTTTGCATCGCATAAAGACCTTTTTGATCTCAGCCTCCATTAAGGGTTTCTTGCATTTCGGGCAGTAAATCGTAGGTCCCGCATCTACCTTGAACCTCTCGCTTTTAACCTTTGCCGTAAGTCCCGGGTTAATCATCTTATTATTTTTGCACCATTAGAATCTGAAACGATCTCTCGTCGGTCCTGCTTGCACTTGTAATGATCTTATTTGTTATCATGTAGGTTGTCTCGACAGTTCCGCCCGATAACCATATGATGGTAGCCGTATCGCTTTTAGAATCTGAGTCTTTCGTAATTCCGGTTTCCACGGTCCATGTACTGGTGGAGATAGTCTCACCATCAGCCAGCCAGTCGCTCCAATCAAAGCCATAATCCAGGACCGCATCCGGGTCTTTCAAGAATCTTGTCATTTTTCCTTACCTCTGAAATTTGATACTTGATACTTGAAACTTTTCCTTATTTTTCCAGTTTCCAGTTTCAAGTTTCCAGTTTCCTCTTTCCATCACACGATTATGGATCTGGTCTCCTCATCTACGGTTATATGCCTCGCCTCTGAGGGCACGGTTATGGATCTGGTCTCCTCATCTACGATTATTCTCCTGATCAGGGCAGCGGCAAGCATCAACAGCGCCCGTGCCACACTCTCGCCCATTATGATGCCATCCGTCGCGGTCTCTGGAAACGTGGCCACCCGGGCGGGCGTATCCCCGATCCTGGCGCCATCAGTTGCCGTGGCCAGGGCGGTCCACAGTGTTGATAATGCCTCGCCTAATTTCAGCCCATCGGCTGCGGTCTTTGGAAATGTGGCTACCCGGGCGGGCGTATCCCCGATCTTGGCCCCATCACTTGCCGTGGCCAGGGCGGTCCAAAGTGTTGATAATGCCTCGCCCAGTTTCAGCCCATCCGCCGCCAGGGCCGCAATAATCTTCTCCCACGCCGCGGAATCCCCGATCTTGGCGCCATCCGTTACCGTGGTCATAGCAGCCCACAGCACTGCTAAGGCCTCACCTATTTTCAGCCCATCCGCGGCCGTCTTTGGAAATGTGGCTACTCGAGCGGGCGTATCCCCGATCTTGGCGCCATCCGCTGCAGTCTTTGGAAACGTGGCCACCCGGGCGGGCGTATCCCCGATCCTGGCGCCGTCGGTTGCTGTGGTCATAGCTGCCCACAGTGCTGACAGGGCCTCGCCTAATTTCAGTCCGTCCGCCGCGGTCTTTGGAAATGTGGCCGCTCGGGCGGGCGTATCCCCGATCTTGGCGCCGTCGGTTGCCGTGGCCAGGATAACGAACAGCGCGGATAAGGCCTCGCCGATCTTGGCGCCATCAGTTGCGGTCTTTGGAAACGTGGCTATTCGGGCGGGCGTATCCCCGATCTTGGCGCCGTCGGTTGCTGTGGTCATAGCTGCCCACAGCGCTGATAAGGCCTCGCCTAATTTCAGGCCGTCCGCTGCCGTCTTTGGAAATGTGGCTACCCGGGCGGGCGTATCCCCGATCTTGGCGCCATCCGCCGCGGTCTTTGGAAATGTGGCTATTCGGGCGGGCGCATCCCCGATCTTGGCCCCATCACTTGCCGTGGTCATGGCAGCCCACAACGCCGCTAAGACCTCGCCTAATTTCAGCCTATCCGCTGCCAGGGAGAGCAGGGTTGCAATCTTGCCCGGCGCATCGCCGGCAGAAACCCCATCTGTAACCGACACCGGAAACGTGGCCTTCCGCGCCAGGCTCTCCCCCATCGAAACCCCATCAGATGCCGCGGCCTGATATGTTTGGCCTGCCGCCGTAACCTCACAGCATAGCGAAATATCCCGCAGAGAAACCAGGGCAAAAGCCTGAGCCGCACAGGGAATCTGATCTCCAGATTGATACCAATATCCATCCGTACCTGTCCCCGCATTATCCCGCTCTATATTTCCGCCAATATAGTAAATCCCAATATACTCACCGCTGCTTGCAAGAAAAGTTGTGTAATCTACACCACCAGCAAATTCGTTTATACCAGGAGCTACACTTATTTCACCTTGAGACGCATGTGCAGCTAGACAGGTAAGATTGTTGCCGGATGCACTAAACATTCCTACATCAACACTAAGAGTGCCATCATACATATATACACATACACAAGTTACATCACCATCTCCAGACGCAGGATTGGCTGTAGAAACACGAGTATTAGCTGAGCCAAGTCCCGCTCTATTAATACAAGCTGCACCTACATTACAATCGTCTTTGCAGGTCACTTATAACGCCCACCATCTACGAGTCAGAATTAACTTTGGGACATGACTGTTAATGTATTCACTCAAAGCCGCCAAATCCATAAATGAAACACATGAACCTAGATTCTGTTTAATATAATCAAGAGTCTTCTTCATATTCTGAACATCAAAGCCGTTTCCTAAAGAAAGTCTACGAGCGGCCTCTACTCTGCCAGTCCCGATGAACCCTTTAATTTCATCCACACTTTTGAAAACATATTCTCCCGTATGGGCATTCCGATTCACCAGCTCATAGCTCATAGCATCAAATAAATCATTCAACATACAGAAATTATGTACAGAAGGTATATCATTAATTCTAATAGGATTATTAAGTTCGGGTGTGAAAGCCTCGAATGCTGGTACTACCACGGCAAGATCTTCCAAACTCTGGGCTGTATTAATTAACACCTCATTAGACTTTGATATCAGCTTAGCATTAGCAGTATCTACCTCAATTTGAGACTTTTCAACCCCAATTCCAATAAAGCCGGATTCCACAAAATTCCTCTCGGCTTTCATCAAAACAGTTTCAATATTTCGAGTCTTTTCAATAATATGTTCTCGCATCAATTTAGCTTGCGCTATAATATCACTCTCTGTAGGAACAGGCGACGGCCCATCATCAGGTAAATCTCCAGCAACATCACGCTTTTTTGCTGTGGAAAAAAGCACTCCTTCATGATCTTTTCCTTGCAGTAAATTTTCCTCAATCCACATAAATTGACCAATACGCCTAGTGTTGGTTGTTAAATCAACGGCAGTAATTTTCTCTCGGTTTGTTGCCATATCATTCCTTACTTTCTAGCTAGAGTCCCACTTCTAAAAAGATTCCAGAATCAAACAATCATCTTCTTGATGATGCTCAGGCCCGGAGCTGTCGCTTACGTCACACCCTTAAATCCACCAAAAACCCCCCTCAACCACATCACAATCTTCATAATCAACCTGATGAAAAAGTTTTGTGGCGGTGCCGGTGCCTCCGTATCCAGCGTATCTGTGACCTCATTGCTTGGCAGGCTTTCATTACCTTCAGTATCATAGGCAGTCAATACCCAGTACCAGGTACCATCCCCTACGCCGGTAAGCGTGTAAGTGTTTGTGGGATGGGGTATGTCCTGTCCCACCTTGAGTCCCGGCGCAGGCACTATCCCCGGACTGGCAGACTGATAAAGCCGATAACCCGCCATATCCTGTTCCGTGTTAAGATCCCACTCAAATGTCACGTCGGATGCTGCAAACACGGTTGAAACGCTGAACGCCAAAGCGAACAATAAAGCAATAATTAATTTTTTCATGATACTTCTCCTTTTTTAAAGAGGTTCAAAGGTTCACGGTTCACGGTTCAACGGTTAAAACCCTGAAGCCGGAATCACATCATAGCGCCCAGATGACAAATGCTACAAACGCCACCGCAAGCACAATCGTGGTCCACCTGCTATACGCAATCGCATCATGCGCCCTATCCACCCGGCGCTTAAATTCTCTTAATCTCTCCATCCCATCCCTTGTCCTCTGTCGTCCGTCGTCTGTCATCCGTCATCCGTCGTCTGTCGTCCGATCTTACGCTACCCTGGCCACCACCTCTATCAGCTCCCTGGAGAGGGCCTGAATGCGGCCAAAATCCTCCCTGGGCATCATCAGCACCTTGCCGAATTTATCCCGCAGGATCCTGAGCTCCGTCTCAAATTTCTCCGGCTCCCTGGTCATCTTATCCAGAAACCCCATCATGACCGCCAATGGTGCGGACTCGTAATCATACGGCTTCACCAGGGCATGCCGTTCCGCCCCCTTGAGATCCTCAAAGTCAAAGACAAGCTGTTTCACAATGCTCACCATCACCGCCTTCTTTCCCTGTGCCGCCTTGGTAAGCCCGGTTATGCCCCGCTTCCTGAACGTGCCGTAAAACTCATCGGCCTCCTCTTTGCTCTCCGCTATCCAGTAGCCGCCATCCGTCCCGGCCTTGCTCAGTATGCGCTGGTCGTGATCAATAATCAGGTGGTTGACCATGTAGCGCACACCCCGCTTCCACTGGTTGATATTGTCCTGTATCTCGCTATAAGCAAACCTACAGCGAAAGAAATTCTCATAAAATCGAATGGCCAGTGATGCAGCCGGAATCTTACGCGGCGCACCGATATGGTTCCCCAGCGCCTCCAACATCACCCCCTCGGCCCGCGTGAGGCCCGGATCATGCGCCCCCGTATCCGTATCCCTACCAAAATCCTCAGCTTTCATTTTTCAAACCTCCCTTTCGCCACTAAGACACTAAAAACACCGGAGGCCACGAAGACACGAAGGCACTAAGTTTTAAAATTATTTTCTTCTTTGTGTCTTGGTGTCTTGGTGGCGATCTTTGTTTTTGTGGCGATCTTCAATCACCACTTCCCCATCCGAATTATAAACCGTGCCCCGCTCAATATGAATCACCGGCCGCGTCTTCTCCCGCATCATCTCCTCCAGTGTGGCCACCCGCCTGTCGAGCGAGCTCCGCTCCATGTTGCGCGTATCCAGGATTATCACCGCCAGGATAACCGTGGCAGTCGCTATCCCGGTCACAATCCCAAGCACCCAATCTTTCACTTTCGCCCCCCTTACTCGTTACCTAAGTGCAGCGCTTTCCTGACCAGGTATATCACCTGCATATCGAGAGGCCTCAGCTCATCCTTTGCCAGGTCCTCCAGCGCCTCCAGCACGTCCGGATACTCCTCAAAGTTCAGTCTCACAACTGATGGTAGTGTATCTTCCGGAGCAGCTCCAGGTAGCTTTTTACCCCACCCGATTCCCCTCTCTTCCAGGCTCTTCCCCCCGGCCTTTCTCTGCTCCTTTGAATACCAGGCATTATAATGCCTACGGCACCTCCCCCTGGCCTTGATATCCGTCTCCTCACAACCCGGCTCTATGCAGACTTTTGGTGAACCTTTCTTTTTCATCTCCCCCTCCTCCGTCGTCTGTCCTCTGTCCTCTGTCCTCTGTCCTCTGTCCTCTGTCTTCTGTCCTCCGTCATCTGCCATCTGTCGTCTGATCTTCTCCCCCTGCTCACAACCCTGACACTCCACCGGCACATCCCGCCATGTGTGGTCATGCCCCAGCCGCCTCTTAACCCCTCTCTGCCGCCTTACACACTCCTCCTTTTTCATCCTGGTGTGTGTTTTCTCACACCTGAAATAATCCGGCCCGCTCAGAACCTCTTCAATGCTGGCCTCAGTCAATATTGACGAGCTCTGAATATCCATATTCATATACCTTCTGGGCCTCTTCAAAGATCTCTGCGATCTCTTCCTCCTCTGTCATCTGTCCTCCGTCATCTGTCCTCTGTCCTCTGTCCTCCGTCCTCCGTCATCTGTCCTCTCTTCCAGCCTCCCCAGCCCGTAATACCCGCCTGCGAGCATATCCACCAGCCAGTATTTATCCACCTTCCGGATATCGATCACCGCGATGTTATGGATAATAAACTTCCTCACCCAGGCATCGGTGATATACCATTCATCACCGCCCTGCTGTGGCGTCCTAACCGTGCCCCGCCTCCGTGCCTTGAGCCAGCCCTTGCCGATCCAGCGCGTCACTCCATGATCATCGATCCCAAAGCACTGGGCCAGGGACCGGCAGGTGTATCCATCCATGCTCGAGCGGGAGAGATGCATCCTTTTCCTTTTGAGCGTGATACCCACGATGCTCCGCGAAAAGCCCGCCTTTTTAAGGTGTTTCCAAACACTCCGCGGCACGAGGTGGGCGTTTCGCTCCAGGATGGCCATCTCTTCCGGGCTCCAGTCGGGCTCCTTTTTCTGCACGGGCAGAATACCCAGCCGGTTGGCCCTGTTTGTTACGGCCCATCGCGGCATCCCGAATTTCTTTGCCAGCCCCTTTACCGGCCCCGTATAGGCCACCGCCTTGATCCCCACCTCATTTAGATATAACCTCCGGATCTCCGCATCCATCTCCGGGGTGAAGAAATATTTCTGCTTACCGCTACCCGCATAATAACGCCGCCTGCATTCCATGTTGCAGTATTTCGGCGCAGGCTTACTTGGGGCCCCATATTTCATCCTCACCTTCCCACATGGACAATGTACTTCATAGTGCGGCATCTAAACTCCCTGGCTTGTTAGATGCAACCGATACCGGTTGCAATTCGTTTCGTAAACGTAATGGATGATGAGGACTCCCATTCTTTGTCAAAGTTAGATAATGGGGTTTTGTTAACATCTCCATTACAATCTTATCACGCCCCAAATATTTACCGTGATCCCCCCATGCAGCAATTGTCAAGGATGCTTCAGCATTTGCTCTCTTTATATATTGCCTGTTTCCTGTGCCAATCGGATCAATAGAATCATGCAGATCATTTGGATCGGTAGCTCTTAACGCAAACAGATTAACAACGATTATGCCACCATATCCCCACCGTGCAGTGTAACCCATACACCGCCGGATCGTAGGATCATCAAGGTTTGCATCGGCTACGCTGGGATTGAGCATTACCCAACACACTAAACCCGTTTTTGTTTGCCAAATCCGGCGCAATTCATAGCGGTATTGTTTGTCTTCACTAATTATGGCTGATTTTTTATACATCATTTTTATAATTATCCGCGATTATCTGCGTAAATCTGCGGCTAAGACTCTTTCGAGCGCAGCCACCAACCCCTTCAACTTCCCCACCTCCGTACACCACTCGATCCGGTCTACCCCGCACAGCTTCCGGCACAGCCCCTGCAGCCTCCGCTCTCCATTCTCCAGCTCCCCGGCCACCTCGATCGCCCGCTCGCGCAATGCCTCGAGCTGGGGGCCGTTGTCCGTTTTCCGTGTCCGTCCTCTGTCCTCTATCCTCTGTCCTCTCTTACTCTTACTCTTCCATCCATGTTCCTTAAAATACTCCACCAGATACTGCAGCTCCATGATGCTCAGATCCGCCGCGCTCGCCTGATTAAACTGCCACTTGAGGATGGTCCGATAATCATCCTTTGTGATCCCCAGCTCCTTCACGGCAATGTGAACCATCGCCAGCAGCGCATTCCGCTGCTTCGCCTCCCGATCCGGCCGTGCTTTCCCTTTTCCCTTTATTACCTTCATTTCAAACCCCTGCCACAGATCTACACAGATTTTCACAGATTTTTTATTTTTTTAATCCGCGTTCATCTGCGTGTATCTGCGGCTAATTCTTTCTTTCCCCCTGCATCGAAAACTTCCTCGCCTCCCCCAGCGCCTCCATGTCAGTGATCCCCGGATTCTGCCGCCTGATATCCCGGCCCAGGTCGAGGATATTTTTCATCTGATGCAATCTCCCGGGACCACGCGCAATATCGAATACAAACTTCATCTCATCCTTGCCGAGGCCCGGCCATATGGTTTCTGTGACCATCACGGCATCCTCACGACTGATCGTAACCCTATCCCGCTTCATCAATATGCGGCCGAAAATCTGATCAAAGAGCTTCGCCTTGTCCATGCGGCCCACCATCTGGTCGTAGAGCCGCTCCTGGCCCAGGTAAGCCACGCCGATCCCGGAGCAGTCGTTGAACTTCCTGAGCGCCTCGAGCCCTTCGTAGGGCAGAAAGTGCGCTTCATCGATTATGAGCAGCCGGTCGGAGCCCCTGAACCGTTTGATGAGCATGTCTAGCAGTCTGTCCAGCGTGGAGCCGGTGCCCTCGGGCTGACCCCCTGTCTTATTCGCGATGAGCCTGAGCGTGGCGCCCAGGGTGCGCGTGGTGATCATCGCCGTGATCAATATGGTTGCCCTGTTCTGGCG